ATTATGATGATTTCATTTTGGTTGTATGCCATGGATGTACGAATTTAAAACTTTCGTGCATTCGTTGTATGCCATCAACTTGTATATTATTGTAATGTAATTATTTCCTAGAATAAAACTAGCCAAATAAACATTAACATTTATATCTTATAATTTAGTAAAATCTTATAACCTCTTTTAGAGATTCCAGTCAGTAAGAACCCTAATTTTATAATCTTTAATTAAAGATTCCAGTAAGTAAAAACCTATTTTGTTGGATATAAATATTACACAAGATCGACGTTAGTGAATTTTATCTAACGTAGCTTCAGAGCGACTTTCGATGACACTTAATTAACGGCATTTAATTAAGTGGAGAATTTATAGAGATAATTTTCTGCCGTGAAATATATCGAATGTTGCTTACATTCATTTTATTTTATTATATTATTTTATATATTTAAAAGTCTACTGGACTATAAACACGACTTTGTTTTTCACCTTTCCCATCAGGCTGCCCCTTGCACCAAGTTATATTTTTTTTACCATTTATAACATTAGCCTCCGTCTTTTTAAAATTTTATATTGTCTATGAGACATTAAACGTGAAATAGTCTATGAGACTATAAACAAAGATTCCACTTTAACTTCAGGTATATCCTCTCGTTAAGGTGTCTTTTTTAGTATACTATATATTTATATATAGATACTGGACTGGTTTTTTAAAGAAAAAACCGGGCTGGACTACGCTTTAAGTTGAACTGTAGCGATGCGACAAAAGTCGAATACCATCGGCTTTAATATGATACAATCTGTGTCCGTTCCTGAACTACTTCTTGCAACAACTCTGAAATGGAGTGAGTGGGGAGATAGGTAACAGACGGATGTGGAAGCAACTCTTGTATTAAAGGCCTGTAGGAGATAGCTAGCTGATATAAGCAGAATCAACACTGCGAGACAATGTGTAGCATGGACAACATTAAAACACAAAAACAAACCCGGACCAAAATGCTTAATGGAAATATTGCTAATGATACTGATAATTACAATGGATTATGTAACTTGAATTTCGATAATATTGGAATTCCAGTTATATCACAGGATAACTACGACAACGTGAAACAACGAGTAATCATTAAGATTACAAATTATTTGAAAAGGACTGATTTACACGCTATTACTTATAAGGATTTATCTAAGACATCGGATTACATATTTTATTTGGATTATAACAGATCTATGCTTTTTTGTTTAGATAAGAAACATTTATCTGAATGGATCATGGTTAAATATCATACCAATTCTCATGAATATCGAGATTTTTTAGGGATTCGCTTTATAATATCTAGACGAGTTTTTAAAAGTGAAGGCATTTTTGACGCATTTAATGGTATGATTTCCTCATTGAAAAATACTATGTCTTTCTTTATTAAGACTTATCAACATATGTCTAATCCTCATATGATAGCTTGGGTTTTGGACAATTTAACACTTTTAATGGAACTCAATGATCCATATTTTTGGCGTCCTATTAATTTAATTAAATTTTTGGTGAGATTCTATTCCTCTGCAATGCGTTTTACTTCGTTTAAGAACTCTTTTAAATCTCAATCTTTAGATGATTCGAATATCTTAGATACTTTGATGTTAGCCATAACATGTTTTGGTTTACCAGATGTTTTATTGGCTAAGATTAAACAAATATCGTTATTTACAAATAAAAAGATATTGGATAGTCCGAATATATTAATGGATATCATAGAAAAATTTTTGGAAATTTTATTGGATTTACTTAATTACATAAAGACCACAGTTAATTTACCGTATATAGATTTATTTATAGAATATATTTCAAAACCTTTTTCTTTTGTTAAGAGTTTTACCACAGTTAAGAAAATGTCCAATTTAGTAATTCGTTATCACAAGAATGCACAGATTTTATTTGAACCTCAATTTAGAGAAGAAGCTAAGGATATAGATAAAGAATTACGAATTAATGCCTATTTTCAAGGGCTTTTAGGAAACCCATCCTATAAAGCAGTTCAATTACATTATAAAACTTTTGAGGAAATAATAAAATTATCAAACAATTTCACTACCTCGTCAAGGGCAGAGCCTGTATGTATAGTATTAGAAGGTAAAGCTGGTACTTATAAATCTACTTTTTTGAATAAATTAATAGATTATTTAAGTAGTAAGAACATGACAGTATATACACATACTTGTGCCGCTGTTGATGCTGGTAAGGACTTTTATGATGATTATTTAAACCAAGATATTTTTGTAATGGATGATGTTGGACAACAAGGTGTTTCTCAATGGCGTCAAATAATTAATTTTGTCTCGCCTGTTAAGTTTCCTCTAGATTGTGCTGCCGCTGAAAAGAAAAATACTAAAACTTTTAACAGTAAAATGTTAATAGTTACCACTAACCATTTCTCAGATTTAAAGAATTTTACTAAATCCGATTGCATATCAGAACCTGAAGCTTTGTTTAGGCGTTGCCACGTTTTGAACTTTGATGATGTGAGGAGTGTTAAGGGATCATTGGAGGGAGATATAATATATAAGAAGTATGATTATAAAAATTCCGTATGGAAGAAAGATTTTATAGCTCCTTTTGATTCGATTCGTTTACCACTTTTGATATCGTCAAGTGATTCTAATATGGCTGTCGCTTGGATGTATGCCTTGGTTAAGAAACTTTTAGAGATACAAGAAAATTTATTTGTTGCTAATACTTTAACAGATGTAGATTTGTTAGAGATTTCTACTTACGCTGACATATTTGAAACACCCGCTAAGGATTTACCAAAGACAGATAATCCATTTTCTGATTTGACCAAAGATTTTGTTTCACAGGGTCTTTATGATTTGTCTTTTATAAACGCTTTTAATTACCAATTTTTCCAAGAATATTTTTCAGGTTTTTTAGATACGGTTTCTAATGTAGCAAATTCTATAATAACTAAAATTTCCGATACTTTTTCAGATAATACTATTAAATTAATTTTTTGTGCTGCTGCAAGTTTAATGACTTTATATATTGCTAAGATTATTAGGACTGCTTATTTTCCAAAAACTTCCGATGATGGGGTTTATATTACAGCCCAAACTTATATAGAAACTTCCATAGATGAATGGCGTGATGCTGTACAAAAGTTTAAAGAACGTAATATTAGAATTAAAACCAACGGACAAAATTATACTTGGGATCAGTTTTCAGAAGGAGCAATGAGTGTAACTCATGCAGTACAAGATAGAATGAGAGTGATTTCTTTAACATCTGATGACGGATATGTGAATATGAGCCAAACTATAATTTCAGGACGTAGAGCTATTGTACAGAGTCACTCTTTTTCGAGTAAAGGCGTTGCAAATGTTTATAGAAACTGGGCCGCTGCTCAGAATAACATTTGTGAATTGAATAACGTTCCCTACACTATTATTAAAGATTACCCTCATATGGATTTAGCTGTAATAGAGTTTGATTTGACTATAGGACCCTATAAGGATTCTTCCGATTTGCTGTTTCCCTCTCATCCTGGAAATGCTAATAGGAGGAGAAATATATTGAGTTTGGTTTCTTGCGATTTTATTTTACCACTAACGAATAATTTTTGTGTCAATAAGGAATCTTTCATAATTCAGACTATGAAGATATTAAGAGGACAAAAGGATATAAAAGTACCTGCTGGTGCTGGTATCCATTATCCGCTTTCTGCTGATGGTTTGTGTGGAACTTTGGTTATTGATGCTTTTTATGGACTTTCAGGTATTCATATTGCTGGTAATGGTAGTGATGGATTTGCTATGATGTATAGTGCTGATGTTTTACAGGAATTAAAAGATTTGTTGAAAAATAAGAACCCTATAAATTTGGAATTTAAGAAGATTGAAGATCCAGATTTTTCTGGAATAAAACTGTTTAATGATAAATATCAATCTAAGATGCCGTTATCGCAAACTAATTTGGTTGAGAGCGAATTATTCAATGAACTAGAAGATTTAGCAATAGATCTTGGAGAGAAAGTACCACCTAATTTGCAAGCTTTTGGAAATAAAACACTGGAAGTAATGGCTGCTAAATCTTTTAAAACCATACCTACTATCCCTAACGACGAAATTGAATTTGGTAAGAAGTGTATAGAACAATTTTTTATTGAATTTGATGATTTAACTGATGCTGAAGTAATTCATGGAAATGATGATTTAGCATCCATGAATAAAGATTCTGTAAATGGTTTTGGTTATAACAGAGAAAAAGAAGATTATATTGATATTGCAACTGGTACTATGACGCCCGAATTTAGAGATAAAGTAGATGGATTTATAGATAGATGTGAAAATGATAGGTTACAGCCTGAAGATTTATTGTTTTATGAAGCTTTAAAAGATGAATTAAGACCAATAGAAAAAGCTAATAAACCACGAAGTTTTCGTGTCGCACCTTTACATCACACGTTTTTGGTTAAGAAATTTTTAGGAAAGTTATTTGTACATTGTAGGAAAAATATGTGGTTTAATCAAATTGCTGTTGGGATTAATCCTTATCGTGATTGGGATAAACTATATAAACATTTGAAATTATGTTTTATTTTATTTGATGGCGATGTTGGTAATTGGGATGGTGGTACAGCCGCTCAAGTACAAGATGCTATTTCTCAGGTGTGTTTGAAATTTTATAAAGGTAAAAACGGAAAAACTCTTGCTAAATTATTATGCTCAATGATTAGAACATATGTTCTTATTAAAGAAAAGATTGCTTTGACAACTCATTCTATGCCTTCCGGTTGTTGGGTTACTGCTTTTTTCAATTCGCTATACAATAGATTTATTACTGCTATGGTTTTGTATAGGGAAATGAAGAAGGATGGTAAGACGGCGACTGTTGCAGATTTTTTAAATTTGACTGACTTTGTTCTTGGTGATGATAAGCTTTGTGGAGCTCCTGAAAATTTATCTAAATATTTTAATGCTTTTACTGTTAAGAATTATTTTAATAGTTTGGGTATGAAATATACTGATGGAGAAAAAGGGGAAATTACTAGCCCTTCTAAACCAATTCATGATTTGTGTTTTTTAAAAAGATCTTTCAGATTTCATCATAAATTGGAGAAAGTTGTTGGACCGTTGGCTTTAGGAACCTTAGTAAATAGTTTGAGATATTTTGATTCTGCAAGAGATTACGATGAAGTTATGAAGGGTAAAATGACTGCTTTCCAATTTGAAATTTACCTTCATGAAAATGAACAACTGAAAGCAAAGATATTAAATGCTGCTCTTAATTGTGATTTTCCTTTAACAGAGTTTTCTGACCATCATATAATGAAGACTATGCATGAACCTGAGACTTATGCATTTATTATGAATCAATTAGGTAAAAATATTAAAACATATTTATAAGATTTGCATTTTAGAACAAAAATGTGCAGTGGAGACAATGCTCTTGTCCAAATGATTATAAGATTTGTATTTTAGAATAAAAATGTACAGTGGAGACAATGTTCTTGTCCGTTTTTTATTATTTATTTTGAATTTTTTAAGAAAATGTTCCAACTTTTATTTATTTTCGAGTTATAAGATTCTAGTTTCGAGAAACGCTACGGATAAATACATTTTAATTAGAGACTATAGCAATTTTTAATGATAGATTGCTTGTAATATAATATCATTTCAATAATCAATAACACAGACTCACAATTTTTAAAAAGTGTCGCTTTCGATGTTCAAAAGCGAGCTCAAGATGCTTCTACTTCCGTAGCATCCATTAAAACTAGAGATATTCAATATTCTCCAGATGAACATAACCAATTTCCAGACATAGATATTTCTGAAGAGTTTCGAATTGACACTAAACCCTTTATTAATAGACCTTATTTTGTAGAAGCCATTACTTGGTCTTCACAGGCCCAATATACAATTTTACCAGTAAATTTTAGTAGACTTCCGCATGATATTTTAATTTCTAATGCTTCTTTAGAGAATGCCATTAAATTAGGAGCTTATTATAGATGTGATTTATCTTTAAATATTTCAGTTGCAGGAACAATAACTCACGCTGGGTTGATTCTAGCAGCTATATTACCTCCTTCTTTTGGTGTTTTACCTACTTCTACTAGCTTTTTTACTTTAGTTAACACTGCTCTATCTGGACCTCATGCTTTTTTAAGTGCAAACGAAGCTACTTCTGTGATGTTACATGTACCTTGGTATTGTAATTCAGATTTAGCCAGTTTAGATTTATCTAAGACATTGGCTTCCAGAACTTCTATAGACATAAATAATACTCCAGGCAATTTAGGTACTTTAGTTATGATAGTTATGCAACCTTTAGCTCCCTCTGATGGATCTTCTACATCTTTAGACTTGATAGTAGAAGCTTTCTTTAATTCATTAGATATATTAGTTCCTAGTCCTAAATTTATACAATATTCCCCTACTCCACCTACTCAATATACTCAATTCAAATCTCAAGGTTTAATGTCTATTGGGTCTAATATAGCAGATGGTGTCACATCATTTGTGAAATCAACTATTGGAGATGGAATTGATATGCTTAGATCTTCTTTTTTAAAATATACAGGCTTGCACAATACTAATATACCAACAATAAATAATCGTTTAATCATGACTAATAGAAATTTTCCAAATCTTGTTGATGCTCCTCAGTTTTTTGAAAAACTTGACCCTTTTGTTACTACCGATAGAATTTTCCAAAGACCTGAATTCAATACTTTTGTTGATGAAATGTCTATATCCCATATTTTGAGTAAAAAACAATTTGTTGGGACTTTTAAAGTTAATGCAGGTGATCAGGTTGGCAGATTATTGTGGACTAGACCTATATCACCTTTTCAAGGTGGTTTATCTGCTGATTCGTTAACTATTTCTAATAATATCGAACTTTTTCATTTCTTATCAAGAGGATGGAGAGGATCTATAAACATTCACATTCAATCAGTTATGAATAACAAACAACAAGTTAAGTTGCGTTTGTTACAATTATATAATCCTAGTTTGTCAATAGGTTCTTCTTATCCGCAATACCGTTCTATTCTTAATGCTCCATCTCATTTAATGGAATTTACCGCAGGAGGTGAAGTCCAGACCGTAAATTTACCATATTTGTGTAGAAACAATATTACTCCGTGCATGCGAGACATGTCATCAGAATCATTTTTCCATGGGCAATATTATATTTATGTTGCTCAACCTTTAGCAAATTCATCAGGATCTCCGTTAGATATTAATTTTAATATTTACATATCTGTTGGTGATGATTTTAAATATTATGGTTATTCAACTGAATTAGCCACTATGTTTCCTTTAATAGACTTACCATTACAGACTCTTTATGAGCCTGATTCAACTAAAGCATTTACTTCTCAGGGTATTGAAGTTATGAATGAACCTCAAGACCAATCTTCTATTCTTAACCATTCAGGTGGCTCAGGGCAAACCCAGGAATATCAAGAAAGACTTTATGCACCTATTGATATCAGACCGTATATAAGGAGAATGTATAAAACTAAGGCAGTTAAAGTAGTATCATCTAATTTTGTAATAATATCTTTGGACTCTTTAATTGGAGATTCAGTTGTCATAGGACAAAATGTTACACCTTTGCAATTGATAACATCTATGTATTATGGTAGACATATCGGACTTAAAATTAAAATTAAGAATAATGCAGCCCCAAATTTGACTATTAGACATATTCCACCTAATTATTTTGTTGATGATTCTACATCTTTATTATTGTCATGTCAACCATTTTTAGATCCCGCCAATTATTTTGAAAATGTAAATTCCGCTTCTTTTCCTTTTCCAATACAAGAACTTCCAGTTGTGTCTCATATAGGAGCAGGTTCCGTTCAAAATGAATATGAGGTTATAATACCAAATAATTCATTTTATAAGTTTGTTGGATCTCCTTCTGTATTTTCTACTACCAATCCTAATTTATCTACTGTAGGTTTAGGTCATTTATTAATAGTCTCTGAAGACGTTGTTACTATAGAGGGACTTTCGATTATATATGTCGGAGCTTCAGATGAAACTCGTTTAGGGTTTCATTCTATAGCTCCACTTTTTGCACCTGTAACAACAGCCTCTGAATTGTTAACAGCCTATTCTGGAAATTTTTCTACCGGACCTACGGCACAACCTTCTACTATACGAAACAAATTTTTATATTATAGTAGGATTTAACTCACTTTGAGTATAACTAGCGACACACTTTCGTATTTTAGTGGACCGTTCACCCTGAACCAAACTGGAAACTTTTAGCTATATAGCTTAGGAAGTTTACTCACCCTGAGTATAACTGGCGACACACTTTCGTATTTTAGTGGATCATTCACTTTGAATCAAACTAGCGTATGAGATACGACAATCTCTACCAGCCCTGTAGGC